ATGGCGCCGCACCACACCCCCGATCTCTGCCCGCGCTGCCCCAGCCCGCCTGGCCAGTCGCTCTACACGCTGCAGGGCCAGGCCGACGCGCGCTCGTGCCACCTGTGCGGCTACACCCGGCCGGCGCCGCCGGCGGGCGCAGCCCGGGTGCTGGTATTCGGCACGCGCAGCGAGCTGGACGCGGACCACTACTACGGCCTGCGCCGCGTGCTGCAGGGGCTCACCGTCGGCGCGATCAGCGGCGAGTCGGTGCTGGAGCCGGTGATGCGCGGCTGGGCACGATCGCTGCGCGTCAACCGCGGCAGCTCGTATCTGCGGCCGGGCGATGCAACGCACGTCGTGATCCTCTACCGCGCGGTGGTACCGGAGATCTGGCAGGCGGCGATCGATGCCGGCGACGTGCCGGTGCGGCGACTGGGAGCGACGCCGATGCGGGCCGGTTGATGCGAGCGATTCGCATCGCGACCCGACGAACGGTAGTTGCACTGTTTGATTTTGTCTGTACACTGTATCTCATCAACACAGTTGATACCGCCCCAACGGAACCGGGAATCCTGATAGGAGAAACATCATGAGCAACCACGAAATCATCGCCACCCTGAATGCAGTGCGTGTCCTGAAGCGGGACGACGGCAAATTCGGCCTGGAGGAGGCGTTCGAGGGCGCGTGGAGCGGAGAAATCAGCTGGCGCTACGGTTCTGAGTCGTCAGCCATGAACATCGCCCGCGCCATGTCGGACGAAAACGACCGGATCGACGCTCATTGTGCGAAGCACTCATAAGGGGGACGCCATGCAAAAAAGCATCACGACCCGTTCAAAAATCGCCATCCGCTGGACCACCAATCCAGCAGACATGGGATATGACGGCACCCCGTCAAATTGGATGCAGAGTGCTCCCGAGATTCGCAGCCCTGCTGGCGCGCTCAATTTCGCGCATGACCTCAGCCAGCGAATTGGGAATGGCACCTATCGCCTGATCAGCTATCAGCATCAGGGTCGAGAGGTGACGTTGGACCAGCTACGCGCCGTTGTCGAGACGGCCGAGTACCGTCGTTACGCCCACCGCTAATCTGGTGACCGAAGCCCTCATCCACCTCCGCGTCCCAGCGGCCATCAAAGGCCGCTGGGTTCGCGCATCCCGAGAGGCCGGCATGCGCCTCACGGATTGGATAGTCCAGGCCGTGGAGGCCCAAATGCCGCAACGCACCGTCAAATTCAACATCCCCGCCGATCTCGATTTTGCAGATCTACGGCTCGCTCGCGACCCCGACGGCGCCGTGTCGTTTGACACCGCCCCGCTCATCACGATCTGCGAGGCCTCCGGCGTCGGCTCGGAGTTGATGCAGGACGAGGAAAACGTCAGCGCGCTCATCACGGCCTGGTACGCCGAACACCTGCGTCGCGGCGGAGCACAGGATCCGGTGCAGGAGGACCTGATCGCCGAGACGCGCGCGGAGGAACGCATCGGCCAGACCGTTAGCCTGCCGCCGGGCCGCGCATGAGCGCATCAAAACGCGGCGGCGCCCGCCCCAACGCCGGCCGGCCGAGCGTCGGCGACGTGCGGATCAACGTGCGCCTGGACCAGGCCACCGTCGACCGCCTGCGTGAGATCGGAGACGGCAACCTGAGCGCCGGCATCCGCATCGCAGCGCAGCGTGTGGCTCCGGCGAAAGCGGGCGGCTGATCAGCCTGCTTGCCGATCGCGGCTGCCGCGCCTACGGTTACGGCAGGCCCACCCGAGATCGCCCTATGCGCCTGCTCGCCATTACGCTGATCGCCACCCTGCCCGCCATCGCCTCGGCCCAGTCCATCTACCGCTGCGAGATCAACGGCCGCGCGGTGTTCCAGGACCGCCCATGCGCCACCGCGGCGAGCCAGAAAATCACCGTGCGGGTACCGGGGGCCGCGGCTGCAGCAGCTCCTGCTGGCTCGCTGGACGCAGATGGCCAACCGCTGCCGGAGGACTCTGTGCCGGCCGCGGCACCGGGCGCCACGTCGGCTGATCGCACCGCCGCTCTGCAGCGCTACACGGATGGGGTGGTGAGGGATCGTGAGAGGCGCCGCCTATCACGCATCATCGGTCGGCTAGAAGTGGAGCGCGAAGGCCTGCAGCAGGACATGGACCGCGAGTTGGCCAGGCTAAAAGCGGAGCAGGGCTTGGCCAACAACAACCTCGCCGGCGCCACCTACCTGCAGAGCATCAACACCGAGATGCAGGCCGTCACCAGCAGCTACAGCGTGCGCATCGCCAACAAGGACCGCGAGATCGCAGAGGCGCGCGCGGAGCTGGCTGCGCTCGACGACTAAACCTCGACGGTCGACAACGGCAACGCCGGCGCTGCGCCGCGGATCTCGCCGCCCTGCACGAACGCGCGCACTCCCACTGCCACGCCCTGCCCGCGCACGCGGATGGTCTGGTTGCCGGGCAGCTGCACGTCGCTCGTGCCGTCGGCGTTGTGGGCGGTCACGGTGCCGACCAGCAGCGGGTCGGCAGGTAGTAACTTGCGAAACTGGCGGAACAGGTTCATGGCGGGCTCCCGATCTCGGTGGGCAGGTGTCGCGCCAGGCGCACGCCCTGGCGGATGGTGAGGGCATCGCCGGCGGCGCTGGCACTCACGCTCACGCTCTCGGCGCGGGCGCGATAAAGGCCGTGCACGGGGTCAGTCACTTCGACCAGCTCGCCGGGTCGGATGATGCCGGGCTGATTGCCGGCGAGCAGCGGCAGCAGTACGTCGGTGGGGCGCTGGTTCTCGGCATCGGCGATGACCCGGATGCCCCGGCCGATGGCGGGGATCTGGTCCGTGATCAGCGGGTCCACGATCATCTGCGCGTAGGGGCTGCCTGCGCTGCCCTGGCGGATGACGTTGACGAGTACGCCCTGGCTCTCCCCGCTCACGTACACGCCCAGGTACTGCGGGCCGGGCTGCCAGTCCACGCCCATCTCAAGCGTGCTCTGGCCATCGAGCTCCACGTCCGGTTCGGCCGCGGCCCACTGCCAGGGCGCGCTGCTGTAGGCCGGGCGCACGATCACCGTCAGATCCGCGGGGTGGCTTTGCACCACACCGCCGGCGGCCTCGGCCAGGCGGTTGATGGCGGCCATGGGCGTGAGCTGGCTGTAGGCCCAGGTGCCGGCCGGTAGCGGCCAATCCGTGAGCTGCCAGTCCAGCGAAAACGGTGTGAACTCCAACTCGCGCGCCGCCGCCTGCGCGGCCGTGGTGGGGCTGGGGTTGATGTAGTTGCGGGCGATGGCATAGGGCGCCGCCAGCGCGGCCGTGCGGCTGCGGCCGCTGGCGCTGAACGTGCTCTGCGGCATCTGCCGGCGCTCGCGGACGGACTCAATCACGAAGGTCCAGACGTGGCCGTCCATCGCCACTTCGATCTCACGCGGGCCGCTGGTCTCCGGCACCAACAGGTGATAGTCCGCGCGACGGCTGGGCGCCAGCTCCACGCTCCACGCCCAGCTGTCCAGATCGGCGCGGATGGTCGCCGCCTGCACCTCGATGGGCGTGCGCTCGGGCAGGCGGACCACGGTGAGGGTGTGGTTCATGATGCGGGTCCTCCGGATGAGATAGAAGCGGCGCTTGTCGTCGCAGATCAACGGCAGCGGCACCGCGTCGCCGGGGGGCAACGCATAGTCGCCGCGCCCGCCCAGCGGAAGCCGCACCTGGTCGCCGGGCGGAATCGTGTAACAGCCACCGCCGGGCGGGATGATCGGTACCGGCGGCGGGATCTCCACAAACTGCTGCCGCAGCGGCTCCGCCCAGCCCCAGGGCAGCGCGCGCTTGGTGTCCTTCGCCGGCGGATTGCCCCAGGGCGTGAACCAGTCGTGCTGCAGATGCTGGCCCTGGTCGTGCGGCAGGGTGCGCGCCGTGTCCTTCGGTGGCGGGTTGCCCCAAGGCAGGCGGCGGGCAACGCCGCGCGGATCGCCCTCGTCCCAGGCCAGCGATCGGGGGCGGTCTTTGGCGGGCACGTCGACCCACGGCAGCCGGGTGCGCCGCTCGTGCTGCTCGCCCCACTGCCAGGCGAGCCGGCGGCTCGCGTCCACGTCGTTGCTGGTGCTCCACAGCATGCGCAGACGCTGCTCGCGCGCGTCGCCCTGCTGCCAGGCGATGCGCGGGTCGTGGTCCTTGCGCGGCGCATCGCCCCAGCGCAGCTGCTTAGCCTTGCCGCGCGGGTCAGCGGCATCCCAGGCCGTGGCGACGCGCCTCGTCAGGCCGTTGTAGATGTTCGCTGGCGGTGGCGGCGGTGGCGGCGGCTCCACGATGATCGGATCGTCGCAGACCAGCGCCAGTGCTACGAGGTTGCCGGCCGGCGGCGTGTAGGCGCCGCCGAGGGTCAGAGGTACGGCATGCCCGGGAGGGCGCAAGTAGCAGGGGGGCGCCAGCGACAAGGCAACCTGATGGCCCGGAGGCACTTCGTACTCACCCCGCAGGGCGAGCGCTACCTGGTCGCCGCTGGCAGGGGTGTAGCTCACCGCTCAGCTCAGCTCGGCAGCGGCGCCGGCACGATGTGATCGGCGACGGCAGCGTTGTGCACCGCGTCGCGGTCACGGCCGATGACGATATACGTCGCGCTGGGGTCGAGGCCGACGAACTCATAGGTGCCATCGGCGTTGGTGAGGCGAGACGCAAGGATGGCGAGCGGATGTGCCCTGATCAGCAGCGCCTGCACGCGGGCGGGCACCCCGTCAATCGTGCTGATCCCGGGGCTCTCGCCGGCGATGCGATGGTTGTGCACCAGCGCGAAGTCAATGTCCGCCTGAAGATAATCTGCGCTCATCACGCACCCCACGGACCCGTCAGGTCCACGTACCACAGGCCGCGGCTCGCGGGGAATCCACTGCTGCGATTGGAAAGCACGATCTTGCTGAAGGACTTACCGCCAACCCCTTCAACAACGCCCCCCGAGGTCGTGACATCGCCGAGTGCGTAGGGCGGATGCAAGCCGGGGAGGTAGCCGGAAAGAGGCGACGGCGTAATACCGTCCACTCCCGCGACAAAGATTCTCTCCCCCACAACATCGCTGGCGACGCCTCCGAAAGGAGAGGACCTACCTATGTTGACACTGCCGTTTCGCACCATAGCCGATGCGCAAAGACTGATCGTCCCGGGGCCGGAACCAATGCCCTGAATGGGGTAGAGATACCCGTTTGCCTTGGTGGATAAGAGCGTAAGGTCAACGGCAATAAGCGGAGACGTGAGGACGGCCGAGTTCTGATTCGAGTCGGTGATCAGCCAGCTCCGCTGCACCGCGGCATCAAACGAGAACTGCGCGACGTCGCCAAAGCCGTAGGGCGAGAAGCCGCCATCAGTGGGTGGCTCAACGGCATTCGACCGCTGCACGAAGAGCCAGAAACTCCCGGCGACATCATCGGTGTAGAGATGCCAGCCCCTGGGCGTGGTATCGGCGGCCGAGGACTTCTGCCAGTAGCGCACGTCGGCACCGGTGAACTGATCCGTCCCGGTGTCGATGTCGCTCATGATGTCGTAGGCGCGCACCACCGCGCCATTCGGGTTGGTGTCATCCAGCCAGAGGTAGCGCTCATTGCTGAGACCGGCTGGCTGTCGGAACGCGATACGGTTGGTCGGTGCATCTTCGTAGGGCACCGTCCAGCCCGCTCCGTCCAGTGCACCGTAGCCGTCGACCAGGCAGGCCCGCAGTACGCCAATCAACGCGCCCGCCTGCCCGCTGAGAACGGGCGCGCTGGCGTCGGTGTGCTTGTAGTGTCGAACCGTCATGGAGATCTCCGGGAATCAGTTGGCATCACCGCGCAGCTCGATCTGCACGCGGTCGGTGGGGTCGGTTAAAGGGCCGGGCAGCGTGGTGCGGTTAAACCAGATCGGCCGCGCCGCGGCCTCGGTGTTGAAGCGCACCTGGTTGCCCACGTTCCAGCCCGCGCTCCAGCCCGCAGCCTGCAGCGTGAAGTAAGGCGCGCCGGTGGCGGGGTTGATGGGCGCGCAGTCGAGCGTGATCTCGCCGGTGCCCACCTGCCCCACCGTTTCGCCGATCACGCGGAAGGCGGTGACGGATGTGAACTCCACCCGCCAGCGCTCGCGGATTGCGCCGCGGTTGGTGGTGAGGATGGGTGCGACCACGTCGTTGTACTGGCCGGTGGCGGCGTCGCCGATGAGCGTGTCGCTCCACTCGCCCGTCCAGGCCGCCTGGCTGAAAACGTTGAAGCTCGCCGCCTGCAGCTCGTTGCCGAGCGGCAGCGCCGATGACAGGAACGACGTGTCCGCCGGGTAGTCGTGCGTGAGCTGGCTGTTGAGGCCCACCAGGCCGCTGAGCTGGGCATCCACCACCAGTAGCATGTCCTCGATGCGGTGGCGGGCGATGAGCGGCTGCACGAATCCGTCGAGGTCCAGCGGGTTGGCGAAGGTGATCTCGCCCGCCATCTTGTCCACCGTGTAGCGATCGGTGGGGATCAGCACGTCCTCCTGATCGCGCAGCTCCACCACGCTGATGGCTGGACGCAGCGCGTAGGTGCTGCCGGCGACCACCGGGTTGGGCAGCGTGGTCTCCTGCGTGTTGTGGATGACCGCCACGTCCGCCGTCTGCACCGTGGGGATGCGGCCATCGGTGGAGAGGCGCACCGGGTCCAGGCCGATGATCTCCGGGTCCAGCGGGAGGAAGGCGATGCTCACCGCGTTGTAGCGGGTCTCCTCCGGCACGACCTCCTCGGTCCAGGCCAGCGTGTAAACGCCGGTGTCCACGTTGATGCTGCCCACCAGTCCGCCGGCGCCGACGATGTCCCCCGCGTTGTCGGCCGTGGCCTGGTCGGGCGTGACCTGGCCGGCGCGCAGATACGTGAGCTGGTAGCTCGCGCTCTTGACCCGCTCCGCCGGCACGCGCCAGAACGCGGCGAGCATCGGCCAGCGGCCGAAGATGCTGAGCGCCCCGCGCAGTGCACCGCTGCCGGTGCCGGCCGGCCAGGCGGTGATGGTGAGCAGCCCGCCGTCGTAGTTGGCGGCGCCGGCCTGGATCTCATTGCCGTTGTCGTCACGGTAGTACAACACCCCGCCGCGGTCGTAGTAGCGACGGCCGTTGAACTCCACCCACAGGCTGCCCGGCTGTAGCCCGTAGAGCAGATCATCGCCCTCCAGCTCGATGGCCAACTCGGTGATGGTGACGGCATCCTGCTGCGCGACCGGCGTGCCGGCGCTGCTGTAGCGCGCGTCGGTGAGCGTCTCGAACAGGATGCTGGCCACGCCCACGGCCTGACGGCTCCAGGTGCCGAGCGCACCGCCCTGGTAGGTGTAGCCGATCACGGCATCCGCCACCGTCTCGTCCAGTGAGATCAGGCCGCTGGCGTAGCTCATCGTGCCGACCACGATGTCCTTGCCGACGAAGTTGGCGGACCGCACGTTGGGGATGTGGGCGGCGCGGCGGACGATCATGTTGCCGGCGCCGTCGTCGATGATCTCCAGATCAAAGAACGCGCCCAGGGACGCCGCCAGGTCGGTGCTGTACTGGGTGCGCAGGCGCACGCTGTTGGGGTCCACGCTGCCGTTGGCGAGCTGGAGCGTCACCGTCCCGGCGCTGCCGCCGGGGGTGGGCATCTCGGTGTAGCGATTGCCGGCGGTGTCGTAGCTCGCCGTCAGGCTGGTGCCGCTGGCGGGCACTTGCGTGAGCCGCACCGCGACGATGCCGGTCTGGTAGTTGATGGTGCCGCTGCCGTCGCCGGTGAGTGCGCCCGCCCCGTCGTCGGTGACCGTGTAGGGCGTGCCGCTGATGTCGTAGGTGAGCGAGAGCGTGCCGGGGGTGACCGGCGCCTCGGCGAGCTGGATCACCAGCTCCGGCACCCTCGCCTGCACCGGTCCGGTGGGGCCGGCGTAGTGGGCGCCGGTGCCCCAACCGAACAGGACGTGACTGCCCACGTCCGGCTCATTGCCCAGGGTGAGGTTGATGGAGCCGGTGGCGTAGTTGATGGTCCCGCTGCCCTCGCCCGCGTTGCCGGCGATGGTGCCGTCGCCCCGATCGCGCAGCGTGATCCAGCGGCCCAGGGTGCGATACTCCACCTGCAAGCTGGCAGGCGCGGGCTTGGGCACCAGGGTGCGCGTGTAGACCAGGCCGCGGTTGTTGAGATCAATCTCGATGCCGTCGGTGTGCTGCACGTCCGCCACCGCCGCGGCCGCGCGGTAGCTGCTGCTGCTGTTGGCCGGGTCCAGGGTGCCGGTGGCATCGCTCATGCCGGTCACGGTGATCTGGCCGAAGCGGTAGTCGATGACCCCCGCGCACTCGGCCGGTACGCTGGCGCCGCTGCTGGCATCCCGCACCAGCGCGCCGCGGCCGTTGTCCGTGAGCACGTGCTGCTTGGCGGTGCCGCCGCCGGTGGGGCGGATGCTCACCTGCACGGTGCCCGGCACCATCGCGCGCTCGGTGAGGATGACGGCCGCGTTGGCGTTGATCGCGACGCCCTTGGCGCTTTCGGTGAGCACGCCGCCCGTGCCGGGGTCGCCGATCGGCACCAGGGCGACGGTGTCGCTGCCCACCTGCTGGTCGACGATGCCCGTCTCCTGCTGTGCGCTCGGCACGACGGGCGTGAGGATGGTGTCGATCTGCACCGTGGTGTCGCCCGCCGTCACCGGTGCGGTGATGGGGTGGATCGAGTAGTAGCGCTTGCCGCCAGCGAGCGTGGTGCGGCGGATCAGGGTCTTCTGGTTGGCGAACTGGGTGAAGCCGAAGATCTCACCCGGCAGGTCGAACCGCAGCGGCTGGTCGATGGTGATGTCGATCTGCAACAGCGTCTTGGCGGCGAAGTTGGGCGGGATGGTGGCGCTGACCTCGCTGGTCTCGATCTTCACCGCGCGGGCAAACTGCGCCATGCCCACATTGACCGTGCCGCGTTCCACGGAGAACACAACCACGTCCCCGTTGCTCGGTACCGCGTTGCCCAACTCGGTGAGCAGAGTGACGATGAGCGCGCCCTCGGGCTGCGTGTCCCAGCAGTAGAACGGCTGGGTGGCGCCGGCGGCGAGGTACTGCTCCAGGTGGGCCTGCGCGTCGAGGCGGCGGTCGGGGTGATCGTCGCGCGCGAACATGCTGAGATGGACGTTCGGGTCCAGCGCGCGCTGCAGCAGGATCGCGTGCGCGCCGAGCAGCTTGGTGCGGTTCTCCGAGATGACGGCCATCCAACCCTTGCGCAGGCTCACGCGGCCCGTCACGCGATCGAAGCGGCTCTGGTCGTCGAAGAGGTTGTTCAACTCCCCGTCCACTACCTGGTTGGGGCTCATGCGGCCGCCACCGTTGTCGGTGTCGTCCAGCACCTGAGGCTGGTAGAGCTGGATGTCCTGCGTCGTGATCGTCATGCGGGCCTCGCGTGATGTTGTGCGGTGTAGATCGGCCGAAGCGCGTCGACCGTGTTGCGCGCCGGCGCCTGTTCGATCTCAGCGGTCAGCCGCTCGATCTCCGCGTGGGCCTCGCTCGGATTGGTGCGCAGGCGCATCGAAACGGAACGCTCGCGCGCGCTCGGGTCACCGGCAGCGATCAGCCGCATCTCTGCGCGCAGGGCGTAGAGCGCGGAGAGAGAACGATCCAGCGCCCAGGCGGCGTGCTCATCCGGCGTCATGCGACAGTCCTCAAATTTATGCGGAGTTCGTAGGGGTCCACCGCCAGCGGATCCGCCTGCTCGATGACCGGCCGGGCCTCCAGTGCCGGGCGGCGGAACTGGACGGTGTAGTCAGTGCCGCGCAGGCTGAGCGTGTGCGTCACGCCGGCGTCGGCCGCCAGCGCACGAAGGGCGATCACCACGCTGCGCTCCGCCCACTGTCCCGCCGCGCCGAGGGTGACGTCGCGCCCGGCGATCAGCGCCGTCTCCTCGCTGATCAGCACCCCGCCCAGGGTGCGGCTGCTGGCCTGGGCGACCGGCTCAAAGTCGAACTCGTCCACCCACACCAGATCGGCCGGGAGGGTGATGCCGCCGAGGGTGACGCTCATGCGCCCGCTCCCGAGAGGGCCTGCTCGCGCAGCAGCTGCTCAATGAAGCTCTGCAGCGTCGCCGCGCTGCTGCTGTCGGTGGTGGTGATGGCGCCGCCGCCGAAGCGCCCGACGCGCGGCAGCTCGATGCGGATGGTCTGTACGTTGCGGGCGGCCTGGTTGGCGGCGGCGGTGGCGGGATCAGGGCCGCTGGGGCCGATGCCGAGCTGGGTGCGCAACGCATCCCGCGCGCGCGCCGCCGCGCCGCCGCCTTGGTTCAGGGACAACACCAGCTGATCCAGCTCGGCGTTGTTGCGCGCGATCTGGTTCGCGGTGCGGAAGGCCTCACCTGGCCCCGCCGTGCTCACACCGCGCGTCCTGGCGTTAGAGCCGGCGATCAGATCCGCATTGCGCCGCGCCTCCAGCTCCGCGATCAGCTGCTGGTCAGCTGCCGAGAGGGTGCCAAAGCCGCGCCGGTTGGCCGCATTGCCGCCGGCGGCGCCGGTGTTGCGGTCGGGGATGTCGCGGGCATCAAGACCGTCGCGCCGAATCTCTGCGTCGCGGATCTCGCGCTGGAGATCTCTTTCTTCACGCAGCTTAGTTAATAGTTGCTCGCGTGCGTCGGCCTCATCCTTGATCTTATTGATGCGGTCTTGCTGCGCGGCGTTGAAAGCTGCAGCGGATTTGATCTGCTCCTGAATCCGATTGTTGTATGCGTCGGCGAGATCGTTGAGCGTGCGTACTTCGTTGGCAGCCTCTTTGGCGGGGGTCTTTAGTTCGGTCAGTCTCTGAACAAGAGCAGCAAGACGAACTTCGCTTTCCTTGACCGCTCCGGGAAAACCCTTACCAAAGGTCTCCTTAAGTTCCTCAAGCTCCTGTGGAGTTTTAAGCCGCGCGAACAGGGCGTCGAATGCAGCTATCTTGAGACGCGGGTCAGAATCCGAATCGTTAACCAGTACTCGGAAAGACTCCAGCAGTTTGCCGTTCTCGGTGCTTATACCGGTCAATACGGCTGCCGCATCAATGCCTAGTGTCTTAAGTGCCTCCCGTACCTGACCGCTTGCAGCAACGGTCTTAACGCCAACCTTCTCTGCCTCGACAGCGAGTTGCCTTTGTGAGGTGGCAAGAGCCTGAACCTGGGGAGAGGCCTCGGCAGCTGAGCTGCCGGAGAGAGCAGCGGCACGAGCGGCGTCGAGCTGAGCATCTGCTGCCGCTTGCGCCTCCTCTGATAGTCCTCCGACAGCAGCCGCATTCGCTGCCACCTGTGGCGTTGCGCCCTCAGCCCCGCGGCCGAGCTCGGCAAAGCCTTCACCGGCCCGGATAAGGCCATCGCGCGCGCTATCGCCTGCCCTGCCGATGTCCTCCAGGTCGGTGCTGATACCGTCACGGATCTCCTGCGCGGTCGCGCGCAGGTTCTCCCCGTCCGCCTGCAGCCGCGCTGACACGTCGCCGAACGTGACCTTGGCCAGCGCGAGCGAGATGCCTGCCGCCATGTCGGTGATCGAGGCGAGTAGGCCACGGGCCGCGATCTGCACGGTGTTGAAAAGCACCTGAACGCCGCCGGCAAATACCTGCACTGATCCGGCAATGGCGGAGAGCACGGGCGCAATGCGCGCACTCGCTGCCTCAACCTCCTCGCCCATCTTCCGGCCTGACTCGCCGGTTGCCGCAAACTCTCCGGCGATTTTCGCCAGCTCCGTCCCGAGCGGGAGCAGCGCGCGGTTGATCAGCTCGCCCGCCGTCAGCGCGATGTCGGCGAACTGCGCGCGCATGCGGGCGGCGGTGGAGCTGTCGCTGCCGGCGACCTTCTCAAAAGCCACCTCGGTTGCGCCGGTGCTGTCACGGACCTGAGCTAGGTTGGTGTCGAAGCGCTCCAGCTCGTCACCCGTCAGCCCTAATACTGCCTGCACCGCCTCCGTGCTGCCGAACAAGCGAGTCAGGGACTCGACGTTGCCATCGGTGGCGCCGATGACGCCCCGCAAGAACTCGCCGAGACCCTGTGCTTTCAGGCCGGTGGCAGAGAAATTGAGGCCAAGATCCTCAGCCAGCTGGCTCGCTTCCGACGTCGGCTTCAGCACATTGCTGATGGCCGCGCGGATTTGCGTGATGGCCTGGCTCGTCTTCACGCCATTGGCCGTGAGCGAGGCGACGGCGGCAGAGACCTCATCAAAGCCGACGCCGACCTGAGCCGCGATGGGCGCAACCTGTCCAAGGGCGCTGCTGTACTCATCGACGGTGGTCTTGCCCAGCCGCACCGTCGTGAATAACTGGTCGCTGACCTTGGCCGCGTTATCGGCACTCAGCCCGTAGGCGTTGAGGACGGAGGTGATCCCGTCCGCGGCGGTGGCGACATCTGTGACGCCCCCGACGGCGAGCTTGTTGGCGGCCGTCAGCAGCTCGGTGGCTTCCGCGGCATCGGTGGTACCGGCGGAGATGATGTTGTAGAACGCCTGCGCCTGCTCGGTGGGCGAATTGCCGAACTCCTTGGCCAGCTCACGCGAGGCGTCGGTGATGCGCTCGATGCCGCTGGTGTCCTCCAGCAGAGTAGAGACCTCTGCCACCTTGAGCCCAAAGTCGGCGGCGGCGACGCTGCTGTTCCTGAGAACCGCGCCCAGACCACCGACCCCGAGCGCCGCTCCCACACCGAGCAGCGCCGACTTGAAACGCCCGAAGCCTCCCGAGGTTTTGTCGACCTGCTGTTCGGTTTCGGCCAGCTGTCCTTTGGTCTCGCGCAGCTCCTGCTCGGTGCGATCCAGCTCGGTGGCGTATCCCTTCAGGCCCTGCTGCGCCTCCGCTGTGCGCGTGCGGATCTGCACCTGCGCGCTGGCCAGCTCCTTCGTGTTGACGCCGGTCGCCGTGAGGGCGCCGCGGGTCTCATTCAGCGCGGCGTTCTGCGCGATCAGCCGCTCGCGCAGCTGTGTGACCTCGCCGCGGGCCGCCGCAAACTCACGCTTGAGCTTGGCGGTGGGCGCCTCGGTCTGCGCGAACTCGCGCCCCAGCTGCTGGGCACGCTGCTGCGCCTGCTCAAGCGCCTGCCGGGTGCTGCCGGTCTCGGTCTTGAGCTGCTGAAACTGGGTGATCAGCCGCTGCTGGGTGGCGAGCTGGTCGAGCTCGTCCTTGAGCTTGCGGGCCTTGGCTTCGGTGTCGCTGGCATCACCACCCAGATCCTTGATGCGCTTTGCCGCGTCGGTGACCTGGTTCAGGCCCTCCGTCGCGGCGCGTATCAGGATGCGGATGTCTTCTGCCATCGCTCGCTCCGGCTTACGCCTTCACCATCGCGCGCAGTCCAACGGCCAGCTTCTCCAGCCGCGATGTGATCTCGGTGTCCAGGTAGCCGCTGAGGGACTCCAGGCGATCAGGCAGCTCGGCCTCGATCCGCGCGAGCAGCTGGTGCACGGGCAGGTGCGGCGCCTGCGCACCGAGCAGGGCGATCAGCAGCTGCTCCACGTCCGAGGCCAGCGCGGGGTCACTGAGCAGGGCGATGATCTTCGCGGGTTCCTGCGCCAGCGCCTTGAGCGCCTCGGCGTCCTGGAAACGATCGACGATGCGCACCAGCGCGAGCGCCTGCGAAAGGGTGAGCACCACGGGGGGCGATGGGTTCATGGGGTCCTCAGCGGTTGGTGAGCTGCGTGCGCCCTCGCCGGAAGCGGCGGAAGGCCTCGCGTACCTCGATGCCGGCGAGCTCGGTCACCGTGGCGCGGATGGCAGGCAGCAGGGCTTCCCGCACGAACTTGCGCGGGAAGGTGAAGAAGCGGATGCGCGTGAGCTTTTCCCGGGCCGTGCCGGTGCGGCGGCGAATGTCATCCCCGCCCTGCAGCGCGCCTGGTGTGCGCTGGCGCAAGGGGAAGGCGCCGGTCACTCGCTTGGGCGTACCGCCGCGTAGCCGCGCCAGGCGAACCTCGGGCAGTTCGCGGTTGGCGTAGCGGCGGCCGAGCTTGTCGGGGCCGGAGAACCGCACCATGCGGATCTCGGGCTTGAATGCCTCAATACCGATGGCGCGCACCTTGAGCGTGAGGCTGGCGCGCGCGCTGCCGTCGCCGGGGCCGCCCAGCGTGACGAACTCGCGCACCGTGTCAGCGTCCAGGTTGTAGCGCTCGGTGGTCAGCTCCACCACGCGGTCGGCGGCGCGCTGTACCAGGACCTTGATGCTGGTCTCAGCGGCCTGGCGGATAGCCTCGGGCTGCGCTGCCAGCAGCTGAGCAACGTCCTCCACGCCAGTGGTGCGGGTGACGAGCGCCATCAACGCCGCCCCTTGCGTGAGCGGCGCGGGCCGACTTCGATACTTGCCGAGAGCGCTGGCTCTGGCTCGGGGTCGGGGTCCTCTCCCCCACCGTCGTCATCGCCGCTGGCGGAGTCCGCCCCGGGGCTCTCGACTTTCGCCGGCGAAACTTCCAGCGGTTCATCCGCCACGGGCGCAGAGGGCGGCCGCTGCACCCGGTTGCCCAGCTGCCGCAGCTGCACTTCGTGGAGATGGATGATCTCGCCGGGCGAGCAGCGGCGGCCTTGGTGCCAGTGGTTATCCACCAGCACTTTGACCGCCACCCGCTCGCCGGCGCGCATCACCACGGCTTAGCCTGCGAGCAGATCGAGGTAGTACGCCGCGGTCTCGCCAGGGGCGAGGTTGAGCCGGCCGCTGGCCTGGAACTCGCCGAAGTCGCCGCCCGCGTTGAGCAGGCTTACAGCGCCGTTCGGTGCCAGGGTGGCGCGCGGCGCCGTGAAGTGCACGGACTGTCCGGTGACAAGGTTCTTCCCGTCGAGGAAGATCTCGCCGACGACGCTCGGCAGCATGCCGCCGCGAGTGCGTTCCTTGCTGACCGCTGCGGCGGTGTAGCTGACGCGGAGGATCTGGCCCTCGGTGATCGCGCCGCCTTCCAACACGCGAATCATGCCGAGGCGGAGGTTCACTTCGTAGTCGGTGCCGAGGACGTAGGTCACCGGCGACGTGTCGGTGTCCTCCGTGACGACCACTGCGCTCACCTGCTCGTTGTCCAGCTTCACAAACGCGCCGATGCGAGCGGTGATCAGTTCATTGGTGATGCTGCCGCCGGCCTGCGTCACGTCCACCGTGTCACCCAGCAGTGCGATGGCCAGAACGTGGCGGTTGAACTCGTCCACCGTCAGCTCCAGCTGCGCGGGTTGCTTGATGAAAACGGTGTCCAGCGCGTTGCCGAAGCTGTCGCGCATGCGGGAGGTCCGCTCTTTGACCTCGGTCGGTTCATTGACCGAAAGGTTGGTGGCGTTGCCGATGAGGATGCGGCCGGTGCTCTGGCCGGTGGTGCTGAAGCGGTCGAAGTAGAGATCGCCGCCGAGGATGAGACCTGCCATGGGTTAGCTCCTGGTGTGTTGCTCGGTGTAGGACACGCGCAGGTCCAGGCTCGCCTCAACGTACTGGCTGCCCTCCGTGCGTGGGGGAATGCGTCTGCCGCCCAGCTCCACGCTGGTGACGCCAGCGAGCCAGTGGGTGGCGTTAATCGTGGCCACGGCCTGGCGGATGTCGGCCAGCACCGCGCGGGCGGTCTCACGCGGGGCGCTGTTCGGGTCAAACGGGACCAGCACATCGGCCCGGATGCTCAGCGTTGCGGAGCGCTTCTTGAGGCCCTGCGAAGCGAGCGACTCGTCCACGTCCACCAGCTCAATGGCGATGGCGTCGGGCGGGATCTCGTTCTCAGATTCCTCGGCGAACACGTGCGCTCCTGCATCCGTGCGGTAACCATTCGCGATGCTGATGGTGGCGAGCAGCGCCACCAGGGCAGTGATCACCTGCGTGTCGATGGGAGTGCTCACGCGCTCGCCTCCGGCCGCAGGTAGACCCGCACCTCATAGCGATCACCGCCATCGATCACGCGATCCAGCGTCCAGCTGCGATCACCCACGGTGAGCAGGCCCTTCGGCCGATCGCCCACCACGCGGCGATCCAGCGTGACGCTCGGCCGCGGGTCGATCACCTCACCCAGCTCGCCGCGCAGGGTGGTCTCCTCGTCCACGATGGCCTGCACCGCCACCGGCGTTCCATCCGGTGGGGTGAGGGTCCCGGCCGCGCCGAGCCGTGCGTACACGGTGTCGGCGAGGCGGGCATCGAGGGCGAGATGGTCCACGGTCCGGCGTCGATCAGGCGTTGAGCTTGACCGCTACCGAGGTGGCCGCTTCGAGCGCCGGCTCGGCCGCAAACCCTGCTTTGATGTTGGCGGTCGCCGTGGCGGTGATGTTGCCTGCCACCGGGTCCCAGTAAACATCCTGGCCCTGCGTGAGGGCGCCGGTGGCCTTGGGCAGGGTAACCACGCCCTCGGTCAGGACCGCGCCAGTCTCGCCGGTGGCGATCGCGGTCACCGCCACACCGATGCGGTTGGTGAGCACCACCACAGCGCCGCTGGCGATGTCGGCGGCGGCGGTGTGATTCAGGATCACACCCGTCTGCTGCTTGTTGATCATGTCCTTCTCCAGTGAGATCAAAGAACCGCCGGGACTTTCACCCGATGGGGTTGGTGGTGAGGCTTAGCCGTTGCGGAACATGCCGACCCAGTCGATGGCCTTGGCACCGAACACGTGGCGGCACTTGACCATCACGCCGTCCACCTCGAAGCCCTGCTTGGTCTCGGTGTAGACGCCCTCGAAGCCTTCGAGGTAGCCGTACTCGATGGTGTCCACCTGGTTGGGGCTGGCGGCGCCGTACCACTTGGTGGCGCTGTCGGCCTGCAGGCGGGGCTCAACGATGAGATCGAGCGCGTTGTAAAACGGGTTCGCGTCCGCTGCTTTGTTGGGCTGGATCGGCAGCGCGGTGTTCTTCTGCGCGATGGTCTGCAGCGCCGGCGGCACGATCAGGAACTGCGGCTGAACGGTGATGAAGCGACCTTCGATGCCCTTCTGCATCAGCATCTTCTCGCGCATCTCGCCCAGGCTGGCATCGCCGATGGCCGCCGCGGTGCCGACGTTGGCGTGGGCGGCATCAAACAGCGGCGCGGCGGCGACGAAGCCTTCGGTACCCTGGCGGCCACGCGCCTGCATCTGCGGGTTGCTGGTGAGGATGCCGTAGACGATGTCGGATTCCAGATCCGCGGCGCTGCGACCGAACATCTGCGGCAGGCGGACGAAGGCGTTGAGGTCATCGTTGACCACCGTCTCCCACGTGATCGCCACCAGGCGACCGTACTTCTGCACCCGGTACTTCTCGGCACCTTCGCCGATGGTGCCGTAGGTGTACTCGCCACCCTCGACTACCCGCTGCAGGCTGGGCGCGCCGCCAAGCTGGGCGCGCGAGACTTCCTTGAAGTCCGGCAGCGTGGCGCGGCGGGTCCAGGGCAGGAAGGTGCGCGGGGCCGACTCATACGCCTGGCGCAGGGTCTTGGTGACCACGTTCTCCAGGATGGCAGGGAAGTCGCTGGTGGAGTGCAGCGCCTTGATGGCGATCTCGGCCGGCACCAGGCCGCGCGTGCTCACGCCATTGGTGCGGAGCACCTCTTCGGCCATCCGCACCAGGTTCATGCCGCGGAAGTTGCGGGCGGGCTCGGTCATGGCGTGCTGGCTCGGCGCAGCGCGGTGCAGCAACGCCGCGACGGCGCCATCGCGGAAGGTGGTGCGCTCGTCCATCGCGCCGGGCTCGACGCGGGGCGAGGCGGCGAGCGGGGCGACGTCCTTGCCCATCTCGGAGAGCAGGCGATCACGGGCGACGTCGACCGTCACGTTTGCGTCGATCAGGCAGCGGTCGCGCAGATCCTCGAAGCGCTTTGCGTCCGGGCGGCTGCCGACGATCGCGAACAGGTCACGAATCTCGGTCTGCCGCTCGGCCTCATAGGCCTTGGCCTGCGCCTTGAGATCGGGGAAAGGCTCAGCTGCCGGCGGAGCGGCAGGGGGCACAGCGGTGGCGGGAACGGCAGCGACGGGGTTCGGCGCGGCCTCGTTGGGCTTGGGCATGTAACGCTCCTTGAGTGAGGCGGCCGCTGCCGCCGGAAGTTGGTACCGCGTGAACATCGCTGCAAAGGCGCCGGATGCGGATGCCGGCACAATCAGGTCAGATGGGATGTCTTCGGCATGGCCATCCGCCAGGCCGATGGCAATGGCCTCGTCGGCGTTGAACCAGTGGTCCTCTTCGCCCATGAGCCAGCTACGGATCAGTTCGCTCTTCTCCTCGCCCATGTGGCGCGAGTAAGCGGCGACCATCGCATCGGCATAGCCGTCAAGAACATCGGCGTTGCGCCGCATGGTGGTGGCGTTGCCGTAGTGCCCGTTAAGCGGGGCGTGGACCATGAAGCGTGTGCCGTAGCCCACCTTCACTTCGTCCCCAGCCATGGCGATGAGGGACGCGATTGAGACCGCGACCCCATCAACGACGATGTGGATTTTTGCGCTGTGGCGACGCAGGGCGTTATAGATACTCACGCCATCGGCAACGCTGCCGCCGTAGCTGTTGATGTAGCCAAAGATATCGTCGGCTTCTAGCTCAGTAAGAGCGCCGACAAGCTCGCGAGCGCTGACTGATTCTTCCCCCCAAAAGCTCTCGCCAATGTCGCCGTAAATCAAAATTTGAGCTTGCCGCGTATCCGCTGCGGCGCGAACTGTCCAGAAGTCACCCTTGGCAATTACCTTGCCGCGCGCGGGTGGGCGCGCCATGGCTTTAGTCGGCATCTTTGTCGTCTCCGGTGTTGGGGGTGCCGCCGTCCAGGTTCGCGGCGCCGGCGACGCTGGCTTTGGTGGCAGCGTCGCTTTCGAGAACGAGGTTCAGTTCCTCTGCCAAGCGGCGCTCGCGGGCGAGCTTCTCGAACGTGTCGATGGCGTTGCCGCCGCGCTCGCGGATGATGTCGGTGAGCGAGCGGAAGCCGGAGCGCGTCATTAGACGCAGGGCCTCGGCTTCTTTCTTGGGATCGATCCAGGGCATCGGAGGGCCGCGGAAGTCGGCCTTGGCGATGGTGCGCGGGTCCACGTCTTTGCTCACCCGCACCCGGCCCGACAGCACGGCCTGCTCCACAAAGCCGCGCCAGATCGGCCGCACCAGCTTGCCGACGAAGTGCTGCGTGAGGATCTCGTAGGCCGCGCGCTGCTCAACCAGCTCCTGCCGCTGGGCGCTGTAGTTGCCGCCGTAGTGGCGAGACATGGACGAGAAGCCCACGTCCATACCGCTGGCGGCGGCGCGCAGGTTGGCGTCACGGAAAGCGCCCAACTGAGGGTTGGGTCGCTTCGAGTCGATCATGCCGATCTCTTCGCCGGGGCCCAGGTCGTCGATGATGATCCCGGCCTGCATCCGCAGGTTGCGGCGGACGGGCTTGCCGTTTTCGTCCACTGGCTGGTTTTCGGCGTACAGCTCCGGCGTGCCCTTGCGCACGTAAGCGGCAAGGCAGGCGGCGATCTTGGCCGCGATGCGCTCGGACTCTTCGTAATCCTTGATGTCTTCGAGGCGCGTGATGACGCTGGCCAACACGCTGACACCGCGCAGCTGCCCGATGCGGTCGACGAAGGACAGGTGGGCGATGCGATCGGCGCGCACCTGCTTGAGGTCATCGCCCACCACCACGCCCTCGGCGTCTTCGCCGGGGTGGTGCCTGTAGAGCCAGTAGGCGACCGGGCGACGCCAGTCGTTGATCTGGATGCCCGCGCGGATGCGGCGGCCGTCGTCGTTGTAATCGAGCGGCAGCAGATCGGCTTCGATCAGTTCCACGGAGAACGGCACATCGGTGCCATGCTGCAGGCTCGGCACTGCGCCGCCGATCAGCTGGGCCAGCGCTTCGCCATCGCGCAGCCAGCTGCGGCACATCATGTGGTTGAGCTGCGCCCAGTCGAGCTGCGCCGTGACTTCGGGCCGCTCGCACCATTCCGCCCAGGCGTGCGAGAGCGCGCGGGCGGTTTCGTCGTGGATGTCGTCGTTGCGCGTGCGCGGCTGAGGATCAACGCCGATGCCATTCGGCCCCACCACGTTGCGCACGAGGACCGACAGCGCCCCGCGTGCCAGGTCGTGGTTGCGGTCCAGGTGGCGCGCCTGCGCGCGAATCTGCCGCGCGCTGATACGGGCAAGGCGATCACCCGAGGAGTGATCCCGCGCCGGCTGGCGCAAGCGGCTGGGGCGGGCGGCTTCGTAGTAGCTGAGCGCACGGCGTGCCGCCAAGCGGCGTAGCCCAGCCTGCGGGCTCACCGAGCTGATCACGCGATCCCACCAGTTGAGGTGCGCATCGCTCACTCCAAGCCCCGCGAGAAGTCAGCCAGCGCGCCCATCGGGCGGCCCATACGGGAGGCGGCATTCAGCTCGCTGACCATGGTGGCGCGCACCTTCAGCATCTCGTCCTTGCTGTGGTAACGAACCTGCCGCCCGTTGTGGCGGTACTCCAGAACGCCGTCTGCAAGTGCGGCGTCGAGTGCATTGAGTTGATCGCGGGTGAAAGCCATGGATCGCAGGATGGCGAGAGGGCTGTATCAATTCGGCGGAAAAGTGAGAAAACTTTTCACCGGTCACTGATCCGCGTTCCGATCGTCTCTGCGGCGCCCATCATCACGGCGCTCAGAATCACGCCGCTCCACCCGCCCCATGGTCCAGAGCACCTGCTTGACCACGTCCTCCAGCACGTCCAGCGCGCGGCTGCCCATGTGACCGACGATCCCCACGAGAGCGAACGTCCAAGCCATGCTGGTGCTCGATTCCGCGAGCAGCATGCCGACGCTCAGACCGGCGAAAGCGCTCGTCAGCAGCTCGCCCGCGAGACGCCAGAGCGCGTGGGTGGTACTCCCGTCAGCAATTTTTCGGTAGTAGCTGACGAGCCCCCCGAGGATCGAGACCAGCGTAAGGCTGATCCAGAGAATCACCTGGTCACGAGTCCACATCGTCAGCCCCCTGGCAGTGGAGTAGCGCGGCCGCCTTGTCCGCTTCGCCCATCGCTGCGCTCTCCTCCAGTCGCGCTGTGTAATCGGCCAGGTGCCGCCAGGTCGGCCCGTCCAGCTGCGGTAGGGGCCGGGGCTGGAGCAGCCAGCTCGGGGCGCAGCTCGGAGGCGGCGAGAGCTGAGGGCCCCGCGTTGAGCACCCGGATAACGTCAGCAGGCATGTTGCGATCAAGACAGCCGTCGTCCGGCGAGATGCGGATGACGGCCTGCGCGGTCTCGGCGCGGCGGCGATTTTCATGGAGGGTCCTTTCGCGTGCGGCAAGCGCACGGCGCGCCCGTGCCACCGCTTCGCGTTCTTGGGCCAGCTGGGCTCGCGCGTCGTCTACCTGCTGCGCCAGCTCGCCAATGGCAGCCTTCTGCAGTTGCACCCGCTCGCTGAGCTGCCAGCCGGCAAAAGCCAGCCCGGCGATCAACAGCCATTCCCAGTTACGCGCCACGATGCTGGCGACTACGCTCACGGCAGCAGCTCGCCGGTGCGGCGCCAGTGCGCCACGTCAAAGCTGGGGCAGGCCTTGCGCACACCGGGGAGATCGCGATGGCCTTGCACCTCGGCCTGCGGGTAAAGCAAGCGCATCCGCTCCAGCAAGGCCTTGAGCACGTCGAGCTGCACGGGCTCGAAGCTCGGCGCAGGTTTGCCAGATTCGTTAAGCCCCCCCACGAGGCAGATGCCAATGCTGTCGTGGTTGTGGCCGGCAGCATGTGCGCCGGCGCGGGACTCAGGGCGACCCGCCTCCACTTCGCCATCCCGCCGGATCACCCAGTGGTAGCCGATGTCGTTCCAGCCATTTTGCTCGGTGTGCCAGCGGCGGATCTCGGCGGCGCCGATGTCCTGATGCGGCCGAGTGGCCGCGCAGTGGACCACGATGCGGGTGATGCGGCGGGGGTTCGAGGCCATGTAGCGAGCATGGCCTCGCCCCTTTCTCAAATCGGCGGAAAAGTGAGAAAACTTTTCCGCCTAGCCTCCGCGACGGTTGAGAATCCGATAAAGCGTGGACGGGCTGATCCTGTGCTTTCTCGCTACCTCGTCGAGGTTCGATCCATCAAAGTCATTGAGCACAGCTTGCTCGTCATACCGCGGTGGGGAAGGGATGTAGAGGTAGCTTCCCCCCATGTCTTCCTGCAGGCCGCTGTAGATCTCGGCGACCGTCTTCTCCATCCACTCCTGCATTAGCGGCTGGAGGCGGTCAAGCGCCTGCTTGTGAATTTTGCTCCACTGTTCCTTGCTCATGCGTCGGCGCTCAGCCATGGCTAAATCTCCTGTCCCATGCAGGATGGTGTACGGGCATACATCGACCCGCGCTCGTTTTTCGCGTTTCGGCGATGAATTGGATTAAATGGCCTTCTCCTTTCATTTTTTTTCACAGCCGCTGACTCCATTCGCTTGAGCCGATCTGGCCCGACGAGTCCACATTCGCGGAGGTCGACGGTTTGTTAAGCCCCCTCGCCGGTGTGGAGGTTTTCGCCGGCGAAAGGTCCCGGCTGTCCGGTTGGGACGCCGCCGTCTCAACCGGACGGGGCCCTGCCCCACCCCGCCGCCGCCGAGGCATGAGCTCGGCCAGCTCGCGCAGGGCGATGGCGCCGACAGCGCAGTCCAGCGCCTCATTGCGGGCGCGGATCTTCACCCACTCCTGGAACACCCGGCCGCGCACGCGGCGGGTGCGCTGCTCTTCGGCGGTGAGCTGGGCGAAATACTCTTCGTCCAGGCTGGGGTGGTCGGCGAAGTGGACGTACCCCGGACCGGCCTGCTCTTTGCGCAGGGCGTTGTAGAGCATGGTCTTGCCGTTATCCACGCCGATGGGTTCTTGCGGCACGCCGCGGCGGCGGCGGTGGCGCAGGCGCTGGCGGCGCTTGCGCTCGTCCTCGATCAGCGGGCGGGCCTGCCCGGCGTTGCCCTTCATGGCCACCGCCCACTGGCGCGGCTTGACCCAGGCGATCACCTGCTTGGTGTTGTAGCCGGCGTCGACGCCGGCCAGTTCTACCTCGCGCTCCATCAGCGCCGGCTCCAGCTGCTCCCAGGTGGCCTCGTCCGCCGTGTCGCCGGGCAGGATGACGTGCTCCAGCACCCAGGCCTCGCCGGCGTCCAGCCAGTGCCAGACCGAGAACTCCAGGCGATCGCCTTGCACGTCCACAAAGGCGACGCGAAGGCCGGGCGGCAGATCCTCCGGCACCGCCTCCAGCCGGTTGCGGATGATCTGGTCATCGATGCCGTCGGACTCCTCCGCATACACCTCCGCCAGCTCGGTGTTGTAGAAGCCCTTGAGCTTGGTCTCGTCCGACTGCGCGGCCTTCCAGGCGTCCAGCATCTCGCGCCAGGTGCTGCCCAGGCCCAGGGGCGCGCAGAGGCCGGACCAGTGGTAGCCGCGCACCTGGCGGTCCGGGTGCGTCGGAACCCAGCGGTGACGGGCCAGCATCTCGGTTTTGGCGCCCTCTTCGATGCCGGCGCCGCAGTGGCGGCAGGCGTACCAGACCTGCCCAGTGGTGGCGCTCTCCACCAGCCCCAGCGTGCCGTCCGCGTGCTGCCAGACCAGTTCCTGGTACTCCCCGCAGTCCGGGCACGGCAGCTGCAGGCGCCGCTGGTCGCTGGCTTCGTACTCCTGGTCGATGCGGCTGGCGTGCTTGACCGTGGGCGTACTGATCAGCAGCACCTTTCTGCGGGGGAAGTTCTTGGTGCGCTGGTCGATGAGGCTCAGCGGGTCACCCTCCCCGCCCACTTCCCAGGGGAAGCGGTCCAGCTCGTCACAGACGACGTACCGGATCGGCATGCTGGAAAGGCTCGCCGCGCTGTTGGCGCCGCCGAGAATGATCATGCCCCCGGGGAAGTCCTTGAGGTCCTCGCTATTGCCGCTGTCGCGGCTCGTGTTGCTGTCGATGAGCGCGGCCAGGCTCTCGGTCTCGGCAAGCATCGGGTCCAGCCGCTGGCGCACCCAGCGCTTGCGCAGCTCCAGCGTAGGCACGACCACCAGCATGGGCCCGGGCGCCTCGGACATGACGTAGCCGATCCAGTTAAGGCTGAGCTCGGTGACGCCACCCTGCGCGGGCTTCTTGACCACCACCCGCTTGACCGGCGAGTGGACGGAGAGGTCATCCATGATCGCGCGCAGGTGCGGCGTGCGGCTGGTCTTATACCGCCCGCGCTCCCCGCTGGCCTTGCTGCTGAGCATGCGGTTGCCATCCGCCCAGTCGGCCACCGTGAGCAGAGGGCGCGGCTCCACGCTGGCGGCGGCTCGCTCGAAGATCCAGGGGAGGTCGCTCGGGACGTGGTAACTCACTGCGCCATCGCCTCCCGCTTGCGCTTCAACAGTTCGCCAAGTCCGCGGCGGTCGATCTCGACAGCGCCAGCAGCAATCGCCAGCGCACGCTTCGTGAAGCAGATGTCGTAGTGGCTGTAGGCCGTGCCAGGCTTCTGATGCCACCGGCGGCTCACGCCTATCTGCTCCGCCATCGCATGCAGCTCGTCGTCAGTGTCCGCGAGCATGTGGCACATGACCATCCGCCGGTAGGGCGCGCGCATGTTGTCGACGTAGACGCTCACGTGGTCTTCCCCAACTCGCCCGCCCGCCGCTTGAGATGCCCCGCCAGCTCGACGCGGATGTCGCGGCAGGCACCGCTGAGCACGGCATGGATGGCGGCGACGTCGCTGCGGCAGCCGGCGATCTCGGGCGCGTAGCGATCCGCCAGGCTGTCCAGCAGGCTGCCGAGGGTGCGGCCGATGTCCTGGACGAAGAAGTCCACGTCAGAGCGCGGCAGCAGGGTGCCGCGCTTGAGGTCGCGCTCCATGGCCTCCACCTCGGCGCGCACGGTCTCGCGCTGCGCACGGGCCTCGCGCAGGCGCTTTCCGCTGTCGTCCTCGGGTGGGCGACCTGACTGCCCGCCTGCGGCGCCTGCAGCGGCCTCCAGCGCTTCCAGTGCGCTTGCCCTGCCCTTCTCCTCCGCGATCTGCTCCAGCCGCGCCTGGTGGTGCGGCTCGTGGCTCTCGGTTGCGCGGAGGTTGCGCTCGGCTGCAACGGGGTCGATAAGCCCTTTTTCATCGACCTTGATGCGGCCAGAGGCCACCCAGCGCGTCACGGTGGACTTGTTGACGCCTTTGAGGCGGGCGAAGTCGGCGCGAGTCATGCTGGGCGGCATCTGGCGCAACCTCAGTTCAACGGCGCCAGCCCGGCCGCGTTGCGGAACGCCGCAATGCAGGCGCCGCGCCAGTCGGACTTGAGCGAGAAGCACCGTGGCATGAGCTTGCCCTGCACCCCGGTGCGGCACCGGCCCTCCGCCATGGCCATCACCTTGAGCGGTGGGTTCAGCAGGCGGGTGTAGGTGAAGTGTGGCGTGCCGGGCTCGCGCACCGAGGTGTTCTCGTACACCCAGCCGGACGAGTGCCGCTTGGCGGCCAAGTGGAGCGCCCGGTTGTGCAGGCAAACTTCGTCGTGCTCCTCGCACCACCAGCGGTAGGCCTGCATCAGATCCGGCCCGCGTACTGGGCAAAGCGGCAGCAGCTTGCCGGCGGGGCCGACGATCTCAAGATCAATCCAGGCCGTCACAAACCGCTGGGCGCTGTCAGGCGCGCCCCAGGGTTCCTCGTCCAAGTCCGGCGCCTGCACGCCCAATTCCGCCAGCAGGTCCACCCCGGTGAGGTTTTGCGTGATGAGCTGGGCACGGCGGATGGCCTGGGCGGTGTTGAGGCCCACCGAGCGACCGCTGCGCATCGCGGCGCGAAAGCTGCGGTCGGCGCTCACCAGGTTGTCGGCCCGGTGGTTGAGGTTGTGGGGGAAGGGCGAGGAGGCCGTGGCCTGATACCCACCCGTCCGGCGGATGCTGGGCAGCACCTCGCTGGTGACCCACTTGCGGAAGGCCTTGGCTTCTTCGCGGCGACTTTTGAGGATGCAGGCGTAGAGGCCAGACTCAGAAACGATGGTCGCCTCCTGATCGCCGCCAAGGGTACGCACAATGTGCACCCCCTTTTCGTCGTCATCGAGCATTCGCACCATGTCTGTGGTGTTGCGGTAGCCGAGCACGCTGGCGATGTCGGTAGCGACAAACCAGGGCTCGCCGTTGCGGTCGATCACGCGCAGGGCGTGGCTTTCAAACGCATGCACGCTGATGGCTTGCGGGTTCATTGGGCTTCTCCGGTCGGGGTGGCGGCGTTGTGGTAGGCGCCCAGGACCACGGCGTCTACCGCCGCGCGCGCCATTTCCGTCAGGTACAGCGCGGCCCAGGCTTTGCGGGTTTCGCCCGTAGGCTCGACGCTCTCAAACCCGAGGTCTCGGGTGAGTTCAGTCACCACGTCCAGCAGGCAACTGACGTGTTCCAGCGTGTCAGTGGCGGGCAGGCCGGGACGCACGGCGAACAGCGGTTGCTGCTCCACATTGATGACGGCAAAGGTGATTTCGCCCGTGAGGGCGGGGGTTGGCTTTGGCATGAAACGCTCCTGCGTGAGTAAAAGAACCCTCGCAGGGGCGTTATCAGCGCCGTCCACGAGGTGGCCGGGAGGTGATAACCGAACGCAGTCGGCGGACTTCTTTCCCTTGCGGGTGTTGTATCCGTCGCCCTCCCGGCCATAGCCGGGCTGCCAATAGCAAGCCGCCCTGACGTGGGCGGCAGACGCTGCGTTCGGAGTTATCAGCTCCTTGCAGTCAGTTTGCCGACGCACAGACAGGGGCGTCAAACGCGGTGGGTTGGAGCTGGAGAGGCCCTCGAAGGCGCCTATTGCGGCGGCGGGGCTGGTAGTGCAAAACCTATTGCCCCACTTATTGCGTCCACAACCCTCTTTTTTAATAGGTATTGCGTGTATAGCGTGTGCGTAGGGGGTCGCACGTGAGGCCCATGCGCGCACGCGCAGGGGTGCCCGTGTTTTTCGCTCACGTAGCGCGCGCGAGTGGACGCAATAGGACGCAATACCCTTTATTGATGGGGCTTGCGCACGCAGTACGACACGCTGCACGTTTTGCACTATTTGCACTATTGCGCCCCGCCATCGAGCGCGTCGTGGAACGCGAAAAAACTTTGCGTGAGCCAGTCACGCTTGGTGACCGCGCGGTCTGGCTGTAAGGCCGCCTGGGTGCCGGTGGCACAGCGCTTCAGGCTTTCGGCCATGTCGGTGGCGCTGGGTACGACCATTCGCCGGATCTTGTTCTGCCGATCGCGGAAGTTGTCCCAGGTGTTCTGGTTCTCGCCCGCTGACCAGCCCCTGATCTTCTTGCAGTGCCCGGTCAGATGCTTGGCGGCCAGCTCGCGCTCGCCGTTGGCATGGCACCACTTGCGGTAGGCCGCATAGAGGTCTGAGCCCAGGCAGGGGCAGAACGGCAGGGGTTTGCCGTCCCTCCCCTCGATGTCGAGGTTCTGCCAGTCCCGCACAAAGCGGTCGACGCTGTTGCGGCCGTAGTCGATGAGGTCGCCCTTGGACTTGGTCATGGGCGGCTTCGTCCAGGGCTTGAAGTCGCCGAGGTCGACATCGAGCAGGTACTGGTGCAGCGCGGCGAGCCCGCCGTTGGCCAGCTCGGCACCGAGGCGGCTGTAGTAGTCCTGGTCCAGCGGGGGGCTGGTCCAGATGACGCAGTGCCGGCGGTCGTCGTTCTCGAGCACCAGCGGCTGGCGTTCGTTGGAGAGGAACACCATGTTCATGTGGTTCCGCTCGCGATACGCCGGTAGGTTCTTCGGGTTGACGCGGATCCACTCCTGCGTGATGAAGCCCTTGAGCAGGTTCTTGATGTGGTGCATCTCCTGCCGGGCAACGATCTCGTCCGCGACGATGAAGAGCTTGCGCGCGGCCCAGTCGCTGTTGAACTTGTCCTCGATGGCGCCCTGGTTGAGCACCATGGAGTAGTCCCCGTAGATCCGGGCGATGGCCTCGAAGATGATGGACTTGCCGGTGCCCTGCGGGCCGTGCACGACCAGGGCGGTCTGCATTTTCGCGCCGGGGTGCTGCAGCGGGTAGGCCAGCCAACGGATGACCCAGTCGAAGATCTCCTCGCTGTTCTCTTCGCCCTGGCAAAGGTGTCGGAGCAGATCGAGGGCGAGCTCGCACTCGCCACGTTGCGGCTTGCTGGGCCAGCCCTTCCAGGTGTTGATCTTGAGACGGGTGTCCGTGCCGGCGGGGTCAAAGCCCACCTGGTCGAGGTAGTAGCTGCCGCGGTTGATCCACATGGGGTGGCGCTTGACGTCGTCCAGTTTCAGGCCAGCAGCGAGCAGCGCGACCATCTGCTTTTTGAGGACGAGCTTCTGTGACCAGGTGTCGAAGACGGTCTCGCCGGTGCCGTCGTCGATGGGGATGAAGCGCTCCACCAGGGCGTCCAGTGCCATGACGGAGACGGCCGCTTTGCGGCTATCCCCCTCGCCCCCGTGTTGGGCTGATGGCGCGGTGAGCCCAGCGAGCTTGTCGACGGCGCCAGCCTCGGTCAGCCCTGCGAGCAGCTGCGCCCGGACGTGGTGCGCGCCACCCTGCGGGTGGCAGGCGAGGTCGTTGTAGTCGGTGATCTTGGCGTTGGCGCGATCGAAGGGCCATTGCGGGATCAGCACGAAGCCGTTGACCGCATGGGCGGCGGCCTTGGCGGCCTCGACGCCCGGATTCTTCTGCCCGTGCTCGGCGCCGCAGTGTTCGCACGTCGGCTCTTCGACGTGGGTGTACTTGCCGCAGTCACGCTGGCGGCACTTCTGCCGGTAGTCGTCGTCCGCCAGGAAGCCGAGGCGAATCCCCGGGTAGGCAGCCACCAAGGCCTTGGCGACGTGGATCAGGTTGCCGGCGTCAAAGGCGACAGCGACGGGCACCCCTCCCCCCTGCGAGTAGGCCGTTGCGGCGGTGGCGTAGCCCTCTGCGATGAGCGTGACACCGCCAGCGCGAGGCGCACCCAGAAGGTGGAAGTGGCCGACCTTCTCCAGCCCCTTCGGCCAGTATTCCTTGGCGAGCTGGCTGCGGGCCTCCGCCCGGATGATCTGCAGGCCCCAGATCCGGCCCGAGGTGTCCTGCATCGGCACGGCCAGAGTGCCGTTGCCGCTCGGCGAGAAGCGGACCCCATAAGCAGCGACCTGCTTGGCCACCAGGTAGGGGGATTCGCCGTCCGGCAGGTAAGCGGCCCAGGCCTTCTGTGCACGGGCGGCGGCACGCTTCGCTTCGGCCAGGCGCTCGGCCTTCGCCCGCTTGACGATGGCGCGGTGCCGCTCGGCCATCGCCTGCAGCTGCTCGCGCGTCACGTCGAGGCGGCGCGACAGCTTCACCTTACCGCGGAAGTTCTCCGCGCCGCGCCAGATCCCGAAACCGCCGGTGATGTAGAGAGAGGCAGTGCCTGCCTCATCGCGCAGCTCGATGTCCGTCAGCCAGTACCAGCCCCGTTTCTCGCGGTCGCCTTGGGTCTCCTTGCACCGTACCGGCCGGTTCGTGTTGACCTGCAGGTGGTCGACCTGCAGCCCGAAGGCCTGCAGCTGAAGGAGGACGTCGTCGTAGTTGACGTAGTTCAAGCGCCCTGCCCCGCCCTCGCCACGCACGCCGGCGACAGTCCCAGCGAGCCCAGGGTTGTCACTGCACACCCTTCACGCCCTAGCGGAACCTCGCACCCTTCCGCACCCGTGATTGAGGCGAGCCAGGGAGGACCCAAATCCCGCAGTCTCTTCTGTTGCTGATGCAACCAACGCAACGCCAAAGACTGACAGCGTCGACCACCTACTAAGGGGTGCGGGGCCATGGTCGTTGGGGACTCAGCGCGGGCGCGAGAAGTGCTGCTGCTGGCGTGCCGCCAACTCTGCGCAGTCGATGCAGCAGCGGCAGCCGGGCACGGCTGTTCGACGTCTTTCAGGTATCAGCGCGCCGCAGTGGCAGTGGGTCGGGCGAGCGGTTGGCGCAGCGATACGCGCAGCCTGGTTGATCTGCTCAGCACGGCGCGCCTCCAGCTCCTGCACTCGGTCAATGAAGTCGGGCATCACTCGTCCCCTTCGTTGAGCAGCTCGGGCGAGTGTTCGGCGACGTGTCGATATAGCCGACGCAGGAAGTCGATCTCCTCACGGCGCACGCAGACGCGGCGCTGGTCGACGGCCTTCAACCCGGCCAGCTTCACCAGCTTCTCGACGTCCGACAACTTCAGGGCTGCTGTACCTGAGAGCACCTTGCCAACATGGCTTGCATCGACCGCGATCTCGGCGGCGATCACTTTGTTGGGCAGGCTTTCCAGCCGGTTCCGGAGGATTCCGGCGAATTCCATTGGGCTGGAATTAGGGGTCGAGCAAGATGCAGCCATGGACATTTGGCAGGCCCTCAACGCGAAAAGAAAACCCGCAGCAGAGCGCTGCGGGAGTGGGTCGTGGGCAGGGCGCCCACGTCGAGGAGAACGTGCTGCAGGCTCATTCGCTGAGGCCCCCGCTGATCTCATCGGCAGAGATCAGGTAGCCAACGACATGACCCTTGTCATCCCGCTGCCAATCAAGCCAGGGGCACGAGCTCTCGACTGGCACGTCGTAAAGACGTTCCAGCGCCAGGGCCATGCGTGGCGACACAGGCTTGCGGCCAGTCAGCACGTGACTGACGAAGCCCTGAGTGCAGCCGATCTGATCGGCAATCGCCTGCTGGCCGTGCTGATCAACCAGCGTTTTCAGGGGGGACTTCTCCCGCGATTTTGGCCGTATGACATCCCATGGCAGATCAGGCAGCAGCTCTTCGCAGCGAACAGCGCCGGCAGTGGCCTGTTCGATGCGCATAGCCATTTCAGGTCTGAGCGGGCGACGGCCCTCTCGCAGTTGCCACGCGTAGGAGTCCGAGACCCCGAGAGCTTTTGCAAGACGGGCGTTACCGCCCAGCGCAGAACAAGCCTTTCGCATCGATTCAGACATTCAGATCAACTCCACTCCTTCGCCTACATCGCGAGCTGGCGGCGAGGCGGCGGGAACCGCACAGAGGAGCCAATCTGGGACCTCACGAGAGCGCCTGATCAGAGCTGCGATGACCCTATCCACTAAACGTTGGGGCAACTGCTCTGGCCACTTGCTTATGGCCTGCGAAGAGCAGCCCAAAGCAGCGGCAAGATCCGACGGCCCATCGAAGAGAGCGAGCACTTTGCACTTATCCATACGGCGCAGAGTAACTCCAGTTGCTCGCTCATGCAATCACAAGCGCGGCTAGACGGGCAAAACTTCCAATATGAGAACAGGACGCGCGGAAAGGATTCACCAGAGGCGCCTAGCACTAAAGCTGGCACCAGCTGAGCTAGCTGCAAAAGTCGGGGTCAGCCGGCAGGCCGTACTGAAGTGGGAGTCAGACGACACGGTAGCAATGACTGCCGAGAACCTCTTTGCTCTAGCCGCCGTCCTTGGTGTTACAGCGCACTGGCTGCACCATGGCTATCAAAGCTCGGAGGACATTGAATTCCTACGCGATCTTGGTAGCAAGACCGGATTGTTGGACGGTGATGAGAATGATGCAGAGGTGCTCCAGGTGATGGAGCCGCGTCTTGTTTACCTGATCAATCCAGCCTCGGCCTCACAGCAAAACCAAACCACTGATCGACAGCTGACCACCAGGCTTTTGGATCTATTGGAGTGGTGCGACAGCAACCTCGGCCCGGGCACCATGGCATCGATGAAGGTCCGCAAAGATATCGCCGAAGCCCTGGACGCGGTGGGACACAAGATCAAGCGCAGGCTACCGACGTCTTGCGAGGGATCAGAACCTGCTGATGCTACGGACTAAGCCGTAGCAACCAGCTTCAGAAAGCGCCACGAACGCCACTCGATCTCCACAGAAAACGATGTATACATCATCGAGCAAGGTCAGCTCGCACCGATGAAGGTCCGTAGCGCTCGCGGAGCAGGATAGAACGAAAGCGGCAAGACAGAAGCGGCGCATGACTAGGCTGCAAGCCGATGGGGTTCAGATTATTTCGACCCTGTCTGTAACTTTGGTTGCACTCTGCTGCATCTGGCGATATGCTCCTGTAACTCAAGTTGCAGGAGCGAAAGATGCAACCCGCCGAACACACCACCCTCCTCGTCGAGCTGCACTGCCGCAACAAGGTCGCCGTCCAGGCTGCCCTATCGACGCTGACCACGCTCGCTGAGACCAACGGCGTCCAGGTCGCCGAGCCCGAGGTCTGGGTCCAGCGCGCACCCCGCGGCCTACGCGACCGCATCGGCGTCTGGTTTGGGGAGCGCCGGTACCAGCGCGTCACGCTCAGCGAGGTGCAGGCGTGAGCGACGCTGCCCGCATCGGCCTCGGCGAGCGCAGCGCCGCCATCCTCTGGGACGGCGCCGACGCCCACAACCTTGAGATCACCGAGCTGACCGAGGTCTTCAAGGGCGACCTGCGCATGGTCGTGGCGGACGTCAGGGACCGCGACACGGGCGAGCGCTACCTGCTGACGGCCACCCGCATCGAAGCCGGCAAGGCGGGCACCTGATGCGCCCGCTCTCGATCGCCATCCGCGCCACCGACCACCCGGCACACGCGCGCTTGGTGGACGTACTCCGCCCCCTCATCGCCCAGGGCTACCGCCTGCGCCAGACGCGCCGCGGCCTGCTGGCCATCCGGGAGCGCCGCCCGTGAACTCCGTCCGCTCCGCGCTGGTCAGCGCTGCGCTGCGCCGCACGCTGGAGCTGGACATCGGCTACTACCGCGCCATCGCGCGTCGGCTGGAGGAGCAGGTCCAGCTTTGGCGGGATCTCGCCGCCGAACCCGGCATCAGTGAGCAGCTGCGCACTGGGCGCCTGCAGTACGCCGACTATGACCAGGAGCGCGCCGCCATCCACCGCCAGCGCCAGCGTGCGCTAGAGCGCGAGCTGGCGGAGCTGGACGCCCGCGAGGCCCAGGCGTGAGCGCCCGCCGCGGCCACAAAGGCGCCTACGGCCGGCACGTCGGCAAGCGCGCCCGCCGGTGGAAGCGCGGCGTGCCCTGCCGCTGCAGCGTCTGCGGCCGTCGCCGCACCCTTAGCCAACGGCCGGAGGACTACCACCAGCGCCAGCGCGCCACCTGCTGCGGTCGCCTGCTTCGCGTGGACTGGTACCGATGGACCGGCGCCGAGAACCTCGGCCAGACCTGCACCTGCAAGGGCTATCACAGCCTCACCTACGGCCAGGCATTCCCCCATCGCCGCGGCAGCCTGTTCTGCCGCCACGGCGGCGCCGGATGGGCAGCGGGCTTCATGTTCGTCGATCGCGGCAGCGACGAGTTTATCGACTGGTGCCGCGCCGGCATGCCCCCGCGCCGCTGGGAGCACGCCGCGTGAGCCCCGCCCAGGTCCCCATCACCTGGCAGATCGCCGCGCTGCAGCGCGAGATCGCCGCCAAAGAGGCGCGCTACCCCGCCCTCATCGCCGCCGGCCGCATCCAACCCGCTGCGGCCGAGATGCAGCTGCGGGACCTCAAAGCCGCGCTCGCCACCCTGCGCCGCGTCTGCGCACTCGACCCGCTTTTCACCCCCGGCGGCACTGCCCCGCCACCACCCCCGCCGCATTTCGCGGCCTGACCCGGAGCGCCTCATGCCCGACACCAGCTCGGCCGATATTTCGCCGGCGAAAGCCGCCCCCAGCTTCGCGCTGCTCACCCCCGCGCAGATCGCGCCAGACCCCGACCAGCCGCGAAAGACCTTTGACGAATCTGCCCTCACCGAGTTGGCCAACAGCATCGGCGAGCACGGCGTCATCGAACCCGTCATCGTCCGCCCGGTGAGCGACCCGGGAGATGTCACGCACGACGTGACACATACCCTCATCGCCGGCGAACGCCGCTGGCGAGCAGCGCAGCTCGCCGGCCTCGCGCAGATCCCCGCCATCATCCGCACAGATCTCGCGGGCGAGGATCTCGCCGTCGTCCAGGTCCTCGAAAACCTGCAGCGCGCCGACCTCACCCTGCCCGAAACCGCCGCCGGCGTCGCCAAGCTGGTCGCCGCCATGGGCACCGGCAAAACCGCACGGCAGCTCGGCAAGAGCGAAGGCTGGGTCAGCAAGCACGCCCGCCTGAGCGACCTGCCCGAGTGCATCACCGCCTGCATCGATGCCGGCACGCTCACCAGCGCCGACATGGCGCATGACCTCAAGCGGATGATGGACCTGGTCGACGAACTGGGTGGGGCCTACCACTACTCCCGCGACCAGCTCCTGGACGAGGCCGCAGATGGCACGCTCACCCGCGTTCAGCTCCGGTCTGCTCTCGACAACTTCAAGCGTTTCGTCGAGAACAAGCGCCGCGAGGCGAAAGAGCGGGAAGAGCGCGAGCAGCACGCTAGCAACGCAGCCGCCGGCACATTCAACCTGAGCCCCGAACAGCAGCGCGAGGATGCTGCAGAGACTGCCCGCCGTGAGGCCGCGTATCGCGCCGAAGAAGAGCAGCGCGCCGCCCGCGACGCCGCAATACAGGCCTATCGGGATGCTGCGCAACCCTTGATGACCCGGCTTTACCTAGACCTTTGCGCCGCGACCGGCGTGACTCCCCAGACCTACGACGACGCGCCCGAGGAATACCTATGGGAGCACCACGACCTGGATGAGCCCGGAATTGCTGAAGCGCGAGAGGTCAGCCGCTGGCTGCGAGACGAGGACATCCCCCCGCCCGAGGCCTTCGAGCAGCGCCTGCTCGCCGTCAACCTGCCCCTGCTGCCCGCGCAGCTGCGACGCCTCATCGCAGTCCTGCCCGACATCCTCGCCGAGCCCGTCGCAGCCGATCACGCCCCGATACCGCAGACCGAGAACGAGCCGCACCCCGCCCTCCCGGCCCAATTCGCCGCGTGGTGCGAGCAGCACCTGATCAAAGACGAGACCGCCCGCGTCCAGTGCGTCGACGTGCACCAGGCCTTCAACGCCACCCTCATCGAAGCCGAACGCATCAGCCTCACCAGCAACCGCTGGTCAGAGCTCGCCGAGCGTGCCGGTCTCACCAAGAAGCGCTTCAAGACCGGCTACGCCTACCTGGGCGTGCGGATGGGGGTCTGTGAATGAACGCCGAGCGCAAGCCAAGCCATCGTCCGCCTGAATCAACCGATGTGATCGAGGTAGCCGACTACGTCCTTCATCTGCCAAGCGGGGAGGAATGGATGGTCGCCAGGGTCGATGAGCGAGACCTGATTCCTTGCGGATGGCCGCTCAGCTTTGCGCGTCCAACGGACTGCCGCCTGATCGAGAAGGCAATGCCCGAAACCCGCCTCAACCTGCTGCGCGAATTGGCCACGATGCAGGACGGAAGCGATCCCCGCTGCAGCGGCGCACGCGCCGCGCTGGAGGCCACTCCGTGAAAGCCAACGCCAACAGCCTCGCCGAGCGCATCGTCACCCTCATCCGTGACGCTGGCGCCGCCGTCACCCTCACGCGCATCCGCGAATACTGCAGCGACGCCACCCAGGCCGAGGTACTGCAGGCGCTCGACCAGCTCGTCCACGTCGGCCGGCTCAGCGTGGAGACCCTCCCCGGCCAGCGGCGCACCTACACCGCCACCGACACCGCGCGCGAGATCCCCGCCGCGGTCGAGCGCGTCAGCCCCGTCAAGACGGCCATCGAGCAGCGGGCAATACCATCGCGCACCAAGCGCAAAAAACCGGAGCCCGAAGCGAGCAAGACCATCCGCTCGGTGCAGATCCTGCGCCACCTGGTGAGCAACGGCGAGCAACCCATCGCCGCCATCGCCGTGGCCCTGGGCTTACACCGGCAGCGCCTCAGCGTCGCCCTCACCAACCTCCAAAACCACGGCCGCATCTACCGCAAACCGCCACCCAACGGCGGCAACGCCGGCGTGTACGGCATCACCGAGATCGGCCGCCAGATTGCAGAAGCCGGCACCCACCGCATCCGCACCGCCCTCTTCGTCAAGCCGCAGCCCGAAAGCGCCCGAGGCCGCAGCCAGATCCAGATCGCCCGGCCCGAGATCAAGATCGCCGCCCTCCGCAAGCTCAGCGTGCTGGTCGCCAAGGACATCGGCGACGTGCTCAACGACGTCGCCAGCGACCTCGAACGCATCACCGAGCCCGCCGCATGAAGCGCTCAACCGAATGCGGCCCGCAGCTCCCCATGCCGCCCAGCGTCAACCGCAGCGCAGACATGACCTACGCCCGCAGCCTGCGCGTGTACCGCGTCCCCGAGCACGCCCTGCAGCGCGCCGCCGAAGAGTGCCGCCTCACCCACATCGAGCCCGAGCGCCTCTACGCCTACGCCCACCGCGTGCTGCTCCTGGGCGACGTGTACGAAGCCCCCGAGGCCGCAGCACGAGCGAGGAGTAGAGCCGCGTGAAAGCCAGGAAGCGGAATGTCCGTCGCGCCTGGCAAGACTGGGAGCTGGAAGCGCTGCGCCGCCTCTACCCCGACCACCCCGCCGCTCAGCTTGCCCGCGCCCTCAAACGAAGTGAGCGCGGCATCTACGCGCAAGCCAACCTTATGGGCCTCAAAAAGAGCGCAGCGTTTTACGAGAGCGATCGCAGCGGGCGCATCCAACGCGGCAAGCAGGACCCGCGCTTGCAGGCCACCCAGTTTCAGCCAGGCCTTACGCCTTGGAACAAAGGTCATAAAGGGTGGAAGGCAGGCGGGCGCAGCGCCGAGACGCGATTCAAGCCAGGGCGCCCACCCTGGGAGGCGAGCAACTACAAACCCATCGGCAGCCTCCGCATGAGCAAGGACGGCTATCTGGAACGCAAGGTCACTGACGACCCATCCCTCTATCCCGTCCGCCGCTGGGTGGCTGTCCATCGCCTGGTCTGGCAGGCCGCGCACGGCGAGATTCCCGCCGGGCATGCCGTCGTCTTCCGCCGCGGCCAGCACACCACCATCGAGGGCGAGGTCACCGCTGATCGGCTAGAGCTCGTCACCCGAGCCGAACTGATGCGCCGCAACAGCCTGCACACCAACTACCCGCGCGAGATCTGCCAGCTCATCCAGCTGCGCGGCGCCCTCAACCGTCAGATCAACAACCAGAGCAAGCAGCGTGAAGAACAAGATCACCGACCTGCGTAATCACCTTTTTGCCACCCTCGAAGCGCTGCAGGACGAAGAAAAGCCCATGGACATCGACCGCGCCCGCGCCATCAGCGACGTGGCCAAGGTCGTCATCGACAGCGCCCGCGTCGAGGTCGACTTCGTCAAAGCCACTGGCGCCATCACCGGCACCGACTTCTTCCCCGACGGCGAGATGACTGCCCTGCCGCAGCGCAAGCCCGAAGCCATCCGGAACTGAGCGATGAAGAACAGCAAGCGCCCCTCCAGCCGCGACATACGCCGCCAGCGTCGGGACAAGCAGCTGCGGCAGCGGATGTTCGCCCAGCCCTTGCCAGGGCCGGGGGATTGCGTCGCGCCGGAGATTCGCGAGATGGCGCGGCATGATCGGAATGGGAGCCGATGAACCCCTGGTTTCTCTGGTGCTTCCTCGCCGCCCTGTTCGGCCTCGCCGTAGGCGTGTCCATCGGCATCCGCCAACGCCGCGCCCGCGACGCCGTATCCCTGCGCAACTGCTGGATCGAGATCGAGCGCCGCGGTGGCATCAGCCCGCTGGACGATTTGCAGACACGCAACCGATTTGAGGAGCAGTGCGGATGACGAAAAAGGAAGAAGGGCGCCCAGTGCCACCGCCTCACAGGTCCGGCGGCGGGATCAGGCCAGCGATGAGTCCCTCATCTCTCGCGCTCCCGATGCTCATGGCGGCAATCGTCGGGAGCATCGCAACGCCTGCGGCTCAGCGTCGTCCGAGCAGTCGCCGCAAAGTTGAAAAGCAGACCGCCGAGCAGCGTCAGTATTGGCTGGATCGCGCCGAGGAAAAGCGCGCGCGCCGGGCCGCGAAACGGAGAAAGTCATGACTTTCGAAGAATGGCAGAAGGCTCACTACATCAAGTGCGGATTTATCAGCAGCACGACCGAGCTTCGTATGGCGTGGGATGCGGCGCAGGCAGCGCTGCGGGCCGAGCTTGAGGCGCGCAACCAATTTGAGGAGCAGTGCGGATGAACGATGACCCTGTTGTGGGGCACAAGTCGTTCCGAGACGGTCCGACTGAATTCCGGCATGAGCCACTACGCGCCAGCGAAGCCGAGCGAATGCTCATCGAGCTGGAAGCAGACGAAGAGCGCCGCGCCGCCGCGATGCCTGACGAGCAGTCGGCCATCCGAGCGATGTTCGAGGCGTATCAGCGACTGAAAGAGCTGGGCTGGAACGACGCGATCTACTGCCCGAAGGACGGCAGCGAATTCGACGTTATTGAAGCGGACAGCACCGAGATTCACCGAGCCCACTACAGCGGCGAGTGGCCCAACGGCGATTGGTGGATCGTGGATGGCGGCGACATGTACCCGTCACGTCCTGTTCTCTACCGCAAGGAGCAACGCGGATGACAAAAAGACAGCTACACGTGAGGCTCTGGCACTCGCCGTACAACGGCGGATGGATCCGGTTCGATGGCTCGCAGTGGCGTCGATTCCGCTGTGGCTGGGGTGCGGGACGGCATGACTGGAAGGGTGGCCCTGACCCAGTGCTGTGGTGGTGCCTTTTCGGCTTCTGCGGCTACATCCTGATCCAGTCGTGGCCTTGGCAGAAGGACCCAGGCAAGCGCCTCAAAGAGCGCCTTGCTGCCATGCCTCAGGAGCGAGGACAGTGAAGGCAGAAAGTCGCTGCCCTCACGAGCGCATCGAACGCTGCCCGCTATACGTCGCAGCTCACGATGCACGCTTGGCCGGCTTCGGGTGCATCGCTTACAGCGATCAGATGACATGCCGGGTCGACGCTGGCCGCTGGACGTATTCCGCGGCACTGGCCCGCGCGACCCGAAAAGCCCTCGCGATCGCCAGGAAGCGCCTGCTGGACTGAGCCATGAGCACCCTCGTCACCGAGCCCGAACTCCTCGCCAGCACCGGCTACAGCCAGCGCGGGCGCCTGGAGACGTGGCTCCGCGCCCAAGGCATCCGCTACTGGCGCGGGCGGGACGGGCAGATTCTCACGACCACCGGCTTGATGGAGGCCGCAGCGCTCGGGCAGCATGCAGGCCGCACTCCCGCCACGCTGGCGCCCTCGCCCATCACGTTCGCCCCACATGCCCAGGCCAAGAAAAGCGCGTAATAGCGGCCTCCCGCCGCACGTCTACTGCGCGAAGGGCCGCTATTTTTTGCGCCTGCCGGGCGGCACCGAAGTCCGCCTGGCGCCGGCAAGCGCCAGCAAGCGGGAGGTCTGGGAGGCCTATCTGCAGGTCCCCGCGCAGCCCTCCGCCGCCACCGCAGCACTCACCGTAGCCACGCTCTGCGAGCAGTACCAGCGCAGCCCCTCGCACGCCAAGCTGGCCGTCCAGACGCAGCGGGACATCGCCCGCGCGCTGCGCACAGTCTGCGACCGGCCGACCGGCGACGGCCGCAGCTTCGGCGAGCAGCTGGCCGAGCACGTCACGCGCGGCGTGATCCGCCTCTATCTCGACAGCCGCGGCGTGGAGAGCGTCACGCGCGCCAATCGCGAGATCGCTTACCTGAGCAGCGCCTACAGCTGGGCAGCCGAGCGCGACCTGGTCGCCGACAACCCCTGCCGCGGCGTGCGCCGGCTGCAGGAGCAGAGCCGGACGCGGTACGTCACCGACGCGGAATACGCCGCTGCCTACCGCCTCGCCGGCGAGCGCGGCCGCAGCGACATGCAGGCCATGATGGAGCTCGCCTACCTCTGCCGCCTGCGCGAGAACGAAATCCTCCGGATGCTCGACAGCCCCGCGTATATCAGCCCCACCCAGGGCGTGCTCGCCAAGCGCGGCAAGGGCAGCAAAACGCAGTGGATCGAGTGGAGCCCGAGGCTGGAAGCCGCCATAGATCTCGCCCGCGCCGCAGTGCGGAAGCGCCCCACGCCGATGCTGATCGTCAGCGCCACTCGCGGCACGCCCGTCACGGTCAGCGGCTTCCGCAGCGCCTGGCAGCAGCTACGCCAAGCGGCCGCGCAGATGGGGGCCCCCATCGACTGGACGTTCCACGATTTGAAAGCGAAGGGGGTCAGCGATTTCGACGGCGACCGCCACCAGGCCAGCGGCCACAAGACGGTGCGGATGACTGCCGTCTACGACCGCCGAATCCACAGCGTCAAGCCCACCGTTTGA